GCGTGAGGATACTTGTCGAATGCAACCAATTGTTACTAAGAGACCTTATAGGTTGAATTTGACTAATGCTTTTATTCCTTTCCAACCTGTTCAGCAAGCTATTATTAACGGCGAGACTGACGAAGTTGATAACGAATACACTGCTGATGGTTTATAGTCATAAATCAATCATTATGTTAATATGCCACTTAGAAAGATCGATATTAAAGCCAAAGCCGGTCGTAGTGCTTTTAAGGGTACTAGGATTAGGTCTCGTAAACGTGTTTGGTTTGACGGCCGTTTGCCTAGTTATGCTGAAACGAAAGCGAAAAGAAGAACCCCTAAAGCTAGAGCGTTTCGTGTTGCACGTAGGTTGCGTACTCGTTCTATTACTAGTCCTTATACTAGGATTGCTGCTAATCGGGCGTTAAGCAGAATTAGGGTTAATCTTGCCCCCAAGAATAAACCAAAAATGATGCGACCGTTGCCTATGGAGGCAATCCGTATTGTTAATTCTTTTATCCGGTAAGTGGATGGCCTAGTATTACCCATCCACTTCCGATCACGATCATCCGATCACGACCGGATTAACTTTAATTAAAAAAATAAATTGTTCTAGAACAAAATTTTTTAATATTTTTATATTTGTATATTGTATATCTGCATCATTTAATCATAAATTAAACAACATTTAAGATGTCAAAGCCACGTTCAGTTTCTTTTACTTTAAATAACTATACTACTGCAGAAGTAGATCATATTAAAAATGGAACATTTAAATTTATTATCTTCCAAGAAGAGACAGGCGCTGGAGGCACGCCTCACTTGCAGGGATATGCACAGCTTCAGTCATGCACTGTCTTCTCCACATGGAAACGATTGCTTGGAGAGCGAGCTCACATCGAAGCGAGTAAGGGTAACGCCGATTCCAACATCGCCTATTGCACTAAATTGTCAGACCGCATTCCGAACACTGTTGTCTTCGAGCGAGGAGATCGACCTAAACAGGGAGAGAGAAACGATCTCACCAAAATTGTCAATGCCGCCATGGACCCCACCGTCCCCATTGCAGATATCATCGCCCTCGACCCATGCAACTTCCTTCGCTTCCACAAGGGTGTTATGGCCATTAAGTCAATTCTCTCCCCTAAACGAAATTTCAAAACAGAAGTATTCTGGTTCTATGGAGGTACAGGAACAGGAAAGAGTACTAAAGCAAGAGAGCTTGCCGGCCCCGATTCCTATTGGAAGCAGAATTCCCCTTGGTGGTGCGGATACGACCCTATCGTTGATCAAACCGTCGTTATTGACGAGTACCGATGCGATTTCTCCAAGTTCTCCTTTCTTCTTCAGCTCTTCGATTGCTACCCGTTGCAAGTCCAAGTTAAAGGAGCTCAATTGCAGTTTTCTGCTCGCAGAATCATTGTTACCAGTCCCAAAGCTCCTGCTGAGACCTGGTCGACAAGAACAACTGAAGATGTACAACAACTTCTTAGAAGAATTGCAGTCGTATGTGAGTTCTGTCCTGGTTACATTACTAGATTCACGAAGGGAACACCAGACATGCTCACCCCTCTTGAGCCTATTGGCCTTATTGAACCGTCTAGTGTCGTTCCTTCTTCCCAGGGTGAAGAACGCAGAGTCCGACCAAGAACCGGATCTGAGCTAGAATTATCACAAACTAATTTCTTAAATGTATTTGATGATTTAAACGAGGGGTTTTTGCCTTCATTCACAAATTAATTAAAATAACATGGATTACGCAGACGCTGCTAAAACTTTTATCAAAACACCATACTATTTATATAAAACAGGAAAATATATATATAATAAAATGCCTTCTTTACGCAAACGTAAGTATCATAAAATTCCTGGGGGCCGTAAGAGGCCTAGAACAGGATTTAAAAGTGTTAAACAAGGCATGAAACGAGGCGTCATGGGAGGTCAGAAGACTATTCAGCCTTCTTTAGGACTTGGTAGAATAACTTATGGCAAAACTTTGACTATTGGCAAATATAAACCAATGTCTACTACTGACAAGATATTGGCTGTTTCTAAGCCTCCTCAAACATTTAATAGTAAATGGACATTTCAAATGGATTGTGGATCTGGTAGAGTTACTGCTGCTACTATTCCAGTCCTTAATAAGAATTTGATCGATCCCATTTGGGCTCAATTGGGTTTCAATGCTACTACAGATACCACTACTGTTGATGCTCAGCTTCAACCTGCTGGTTTTTATCAGTATAATTATTCTATTAAAATATCTGATTATAAATCTTCTTTGAAGTTTTATAATAGTTCTTCTCAAGCTGCTAGTTGTCGATTAGTTTGGTATAAACCCAAGAATAATCTTACTGGAACTGTTTCTTTTGCTGGTGGCGCTAGTTGTCCATCTGGGCCGTTAAATGTTCTTATGTTGTCTAGTACAGCATGTCAACCTGCTATTACTTCTGGTCTTGTTGCTCCCACTACCGGTGACGGTGTAATGTTTGATGGCGGTACTGTTGGTAATAATTATACCGCTAATTACGAACATGCAGGTTGGCCTATTGTTGGTGCTAACACTACTGGTGGTTCTGTTAATAACGTCGTTGCGTTATTAGATCCAAGTTTAGTACCTGGTAGTCCACAAGTTCGTAAGGCTTTTAATCAGTATTGGACTGAGTTGAAATATGAAGATTTCATTCTCGAACCTGGTCATCAACATAACAGCGTTCTTCGTATGAAGAATCGTATTATTAAAACCGGTTCTGATGATACTGCTATTCAGTACCAGAAGAATGGTGCTGTTGTCGGTATACTTTATGTTCTCGGACAAATCGTTTTTCACGATGGTACGGGCACTATCGATCCTTTGCTTACTAATGCTATTAGTACTGGTTCGTCTCAGATTTCCATTTTGCGTGAGGATACTTGTCGAATGCAACCAATTGTTACTAAGAGACCTTATAGGTTGAATTTGACTAATGCTTTTATTCCTTTCCAACCTGTTCAGCAAGCTATTATTAACGGCGAGACTGAC